CCATGCTTTAATATATATTTAATTAGTAGTGCTTTAACGAAAGTTTTATAGATCTAAGGGCCCAATGATTTGAGTAAAAATAGTAGTGATTTAACGAACATTTACTTACTAAATCAATTCATCTATGATTAAATAGTCAAGAACCTCAAAATAAGAGTAAATATATAAAGAACCTCAAAATAAGAGTAAATACAAGTCAGTTATGATTAAATAGCAATCTCATTTAAAGAGTTCAAATGAGTCAGTTATGACTTGAATAGCACCCGGGATTATATTTATATAATCCCACAAAACGTAAAATATCATAGTTAAATTAAATGCAATTTTATTTAGTACCTCGCAGCTGAGTATTAAGTAAAAGACCCATTGACTTAATGAATCATTTTTAAATATGATGGACTACACAATTAAAGGGCATATCAATGACTGTAAGCCCACCTTTATTATGCGGAGAAATACATACCAAAAAATTATATAATAGAGTGACTTCTTAGTAATACTATATCAATTATGCAACTTAACACCAGCATAATCTCTAGTTTTAAGCACCGGACGATTCCGGATACTAATTACCACCAAACAAACACATTTGTATTTCGATTTTAAAGATCACAGTAATGGCTATTGTACACTTCACTACGGTCGAGTTAGGTATAACCTTATAAGTACTTATGATAATAGTCGGGCTCTAATTCGCACTATGACGACAAAGTAAGTCTCAGTAATTCTTTATAGATCCTTAGTTAAACTCGGGAGAGCAGCAGATCGAAATTTTACACCGCCTAGTGATTAGAAGACCTCAAACGGCACCCATACCATCATGATTGAAGCTTCACAAAAAAAACAAACCCCAACCCCTCAAAACCCCCCCCAAAATTCAAGTCTCTGTAAAGAGCAAAACTGTGAATGGGATATTGGTGAAAACACCAATAGATCCGTTCAAATGGAACAAGTTTCAGAAAACGTGAAATGTGGATATAAATTTGCACTTGACAAGCGTCACTTGCCAGTAATGCAATATAGTAAACCAACTGTATTTGCTTTATTAGCAGTGCCCGCGTTGGCATGTGCAAAGTATTATTCAGATCAACCCGTTTTCCCAATGGATGCAAATACAGATCTCTATGCAATAGAATTTGTAAATACATTCGTTGAATCAGGAAACGTGCAGAGATGCATGAGAGACGAGTCTTTTAAAAGACGATTCCTGAAAAGCCTTGGACAAGGCAAATTTTTATATAATAAATGGGGTAAATCAGAAGCGACTCGCCCTCTTACAAAACGTGAACGTTTGGCAAGAGGTCGAATTTCTAAAACTTTACCTTCATTTGTAATTTGGTTGCGTGAAACAACCAAATTAAGAGGTGAAATTACTATTGATAATGCAACAACAATAGCATTATTAGGAAGTATTGGCTTTTGCGCAATAGATAAATACTATGAAGCAGGAGCTTTCTTTCTATTTGCTGTTGGTGGTGCGATTAAAGTTTGGCATGCACACAATGAGAAAGAACGAACAGTTCAAGCTCGAACTTTGTTGAGTGATATTATGGATACAGCGGGAGATGGCTTAAATAAAGCAATTTCACTGGTAGAACCAGATATTATGAAGTTTTGTGTAGTTACACGACGTGTAATGTATGCTGTTTATTTGGCATTAATGCTGGCTTCTATAGCTGTCACTAGCATAATAGTTAGTGCATTTATTAAAAGTATTTCACATATGTTTGGATATACAGCTCCAGACAAATTGTATGCACAAAATGCAACACCAGTTGCAGTAGCAGCAATGTTATGTGCGGTGGTTGGTGCAGATTATAAATTAGGTAATATGCTTCGTGCATTTACTTATCTTTATAGTTCTACTACTAACATAATTAAAGATGTTTTTGATTTTGAACAGTACAAAACGTTCATTAATAAAGCATGTGTTTATTTTAAAAAACCACCACCGTTTCAAGTAGCAGATTGGATTTCGGATATTGACGCTTACGAGATGCAATATTTAGAGTTTTCTCAAGATCCAATGCTTCATCAACGGATGGTAACTGATGAATCTATGCCTGCAGATATGCGTCATTTTACCGAAAATTTGGCAATTTTGAATAAACAAATTCGGGGGCAGGCAATTGTGCCTGCTGTCGAAAAACAAAAAGTGGCTAGGATGTATGAATGGGCTCTTAAGCAATTAAAGACCATTGCGCAAATAAATCACAAGTTTGCACGCCGCATTTGCCCACTTACACTTTCCATTATTGGAGGTCCAGGATTAGGTAAAACTGATGCAGTAGAATGTTTTTCGAATGCATTGTATTATGCGTTGCATGATAAAGAGATGCAAGCATCTGAATGTTATCCAGATACAAATGGTAAATATTATGATGCGTACAATGAAGGCACGTGGTGGTTTCATATTCCTGAATTTTTAGGGAGTGGTACACCACTTGTTAATGAAGAACCAGCAACTCTTTATAGGAATATGGTAGGTACCGATGCCATTCCTATGAATTGTGCGTCTCTAGAAAAGAAAGATACTGTTTCTTTCTGTTCTAGGCTTGTGACGGATACTGGAAATAGACCATATGCATATCAAAAGTGCGGGCTGTCAAATCATCGTGCACTTAGTCGCAGAGTTATGTTTCCATTAACTATGACTAGAGGTACAAATTTTGATGATAGTTTTACAGCACAAGATTTTGATAATGCTTGGACATTTATGGTTGCACCTGATGTAGTGGCAAATAAAGATGATTATCAATTAATGTGGCATGAATTGAAAATCAATCAAACGTACACTTTTATGGAGATTCTTGAAATGCTTGAAAAGTGTTATAAATCCTTGGAATTAAAAAGCAATTTTGCTGATAAAGCTGTGCTAATGATGAAAGGATTAAAAGGCCATGCCACCGTTCAAAAAGTGGCTCCAATTAAAAAAGAGGAAGTAGTTCTTCCTGCTGACTCATGGGACACTTCAGAAGAAGATATTGTAGAAATACCTTCATTTGAAGATGATCTATCCAGTGAGTTACAAGATGATAAATCAACAATGTTTATTGAAGATTCTTTTGATTGGTCTAGTAATCCATCAAGTTTTCCTTTTGGAAAAGACTTAAGTGGAACAGTATCGACTGAAAATTCAATAAATGATAAAGGAAAGTCAAGAATTTCGAGTTCAGGCTCGTCATCTGACTATTCTTCATCTGACTCAGATAGTTCGTCCTCAGGTCTATCAATGCGTCCGATAGAGTTTGTAATAACAATTAAATTGTATCTTCATGGTATTGAAATTACAACTCTTGATAAACAAGCTCCGTTTCGGAGACTCGTGATGCAATATGGTCTCAATAAACCAATTGATCACGAATTTAAAGGAACTGTTTTGTTGACTAAAGATATTAAATTAGAATATATTGATTATATGTTTTATTTTCAGCAAAGACGTATTACGCCAAAGAAACATCAATTGTTGCCTATTTTTTATATGTATTTTAATCAGACTAAAGTTAGGAATTGTTCTGTTGCTATAATTGGCACTTTAGCAAATGAAGAATTTCCTCAAACGACAGATGGTAAATATGTGTCTGAAGCAAATAGAAAATATCATGAGTATTACCCAGGACATCTGGCTATTAAAATTGATGATATGAGATTGTGGAAAGAAGCAATTACCAACGAAGAACTTAATTTTGGGTTTATTCAAACTACAAATGATTTCTGTTCTTTGCAGGTAGCAACATCATCAGGCAGGAAAATGGCAAATGTTGAAGACATTTTGCGATCACGTGCTGTTTTACATACATCAACTTTGAATGGTGGAGTTGATGATCCTATTATTGTTCTTAAAAATCCTCCAGATTACTTCACAGGTATGTGGGAATATGGAGCTTCACTTAAGAAATATACCGCAAAATGGGTTTGGAATACTATAGTTACAGACTCGTTACGGTGGAAAATGTATACTATTGTTGGTGTTATTGTGACCGTGTTGTTGGCTAGTGTAGCAACAGTTATAGCAGTTATTACTGGTGCATTTGGTCCTTTAAAAAAGGATAAGCCGGCGAAAGACAATCTGAAAGCAGAAGGTTGTTCTTATTGGTATGATCATGATGGAGTAAAACATGTTGCAACGAAAGCTAAGAAAAAGCCTTCAAAAACTAATAAGGTATCTTCAACAGAAGTGTTGACTGCCTTGTCGGGTCTAAAAGGTCAAGGTTCCCCTGAACAGGATTCTTTGCGTTTTGGAGCAAATTTAAGAAATCTGTCTTTGGCATCCGAAGATAGAATTGTTAAAACATGGATTTTCATGATAAATGATAGCATGGGATATATTGTTAATCACAGTATACCTGAAAATTTGCGATCAATTGAAGTTTCTACAATGTTACCTCCTTTTCTTCAAACTCGACTGATTGGCAGAGAGAATTTTTCCCTGTCAAGGCCAAACAAAACAGCGGATATTGTTGTAGTTTATTTCAAGGAACCAATTCCAGGCGTAAGCTCAATAGCTCGCTCTATTGTGCGAACAGGAAAAGATGATAGAAAATTTTCACGATTGAATGTAATTACTGATGGTAAAAAACGTGGAATTACGATTTCTGCAATGACGTCTGCTCCTATTCAAATGGGACCTTATGAAGTAGAAAATCCAGATCCAGAACTTCCAAGTTTTATGGTGGAAAAGTTTCATTATATGCCTGATGCTACTACATCAAGTGGTTTTTGTGGTTTGCCATATATAACCATAGAAGATGGGGCATATAAAGTTGCAGGTATACATTTTGCAGGAAGTAATACTTTTGCTGCTTTCCATGGATTAATCCATGCGGATGTAGAAAAAGATATTAGATCTTCTCCGTTTTTAAAACTTACTGCTGAGTGTCCACCTGCTATTTTTGAACATTTGTTACCTGAATTTGAAGAACAAGCTGGTTTGATCAATTTAGGAAAACTTTCGACCAAACCGTCATTTACTCCAAAATCAAGGGTAAAACAGTCGCCTTTGGCAGATGTACCTTGTAATGTCCCTTTACCTCAATTGGGAATGCGTCCAGCAACTCTTGTAGGTCCAACAGCTTCACGTACTTTTAAATTTGATAGAAAAGGTAAATTAGTTGATAATGATGTGATTTCAAATTTTATCTATAAAGGTAATATGCTTAAAGACTTTGCTCCTTTAAAGGACTTTGCAAATTTGCCTGATCCAAACTCTTTAGAATTAGAAGATTTCATTTTTGGAAATGAAACTATGAAGGGTTTTGATGATACTAGTTCAGTAGGACCAATGTATAAGCGTGGATTTCATCCCTCTAAATTTATTCCTGCGGATAAACAACAGTTGTTTTGTACAAAAACAAGATTTATTTCTCCTGCGTTTCGTTCAGATTATGAACAGAGAATAGAGGTTGCTCGTTCAGGAAAAATGATCATGCCAGTGGTAGAGCGAGCATTAAAGGAAGAAGTCCGATCAGTTGACGAAAAAGGTATTTATCGTTGTGCTAAAGGACGAGATAATTTCTTTTATAATTTTAGAGATATAGAAGATCCATCAGTTTTTATTAAGGAAAAAGAAGATCAAGGTTTTACTGTCATGTTAGATATTGAACCAAGGGAGTTTTATCCTTCTGATCCAATTGATATTTTGGAGTCTAAATCCATCTTGTGGCCTGTGCTGCAAGCAATGCATAAAAATTTTATGCTTTCAAATTCAGTTGTAGGAATTAATCCTATTTCTCCTGAATGGAAAGTACTTGAAGCACAAGTTCGAAAACCAACATGGAAACCAATCTTTTTTGACATCAAGAGCTGCGACAAAACTATCGTAGAAGCTTTTTGGAATGTAGTTTTCACCTATTTCCAAAGCTTATGTCAATTCAAAAAAGGTTCTTCGAAGTGGCACAGATTGCGTGCCGCTTGTTGGAAGTTGTTACATTTTGTGTATTTTGCAAATAATTATGTTTACATAATTGATGGATCAAATCCATCTGGACAATGGCTTACGTGCTTACTTAACGGAATGTGGGTACACTTCGTATATAAAAGCATTTTTAAGTTTATATGTAAACAACAACATTTGACGTTGAAGTTTTCAGACAATGTAATCGCAAAGACTTTTGGAGATGACGGAGTTATTTCCGTTTCACCTGCAGCTCAAGTTTTCTTTAATAGAAGATCTATTGCAGTAGGTGCCAAAGTATTGTTTAATGTAGTATTTACTTCATTGGATAAGCGCATTGTCTATACTGATCCTGATAATCAGCCATATTTTGACGATTGGAATGACTTAGAGTTTTTACAACGTAAGTTTATTCATCGTGATAATTTGGTTTTAGCCCCACTAAGAATCGACTCCATTTGGCGTAGCCTTATGTGGTCATCAGTCGATTTTAGTAAACATTGTGCCATAGAACATTATGGTCAAATTCTTCCAAATGCATTATTAGAATTTTCTCTTCATGGAAAAGAAATTTTTGATAATGCTGTTCAAATCCTTAAGCCTCGATATTTAGGTATTGGAGGTCGATGGGATATCAAATGGGATTATGAACATCTCACAACTGTTGTAGGCCACCGTTTATGTGGTGGGTGCGACAAACATTCACATGTGTGGAATTAAAAACATTAGTAAGATCTTGCTCGGAGAATTCATTAGCTTTTATCCGGGTATTGCTTATAGAA